AGATGAGATACATACAGAACTTAAAATAATTATGGTAAGAAAACACCAAGATTATGGTCCATTCAATATTGCCCACGCACCAGGTGGGGCAATGAATGGACTAATCATCAGGATGCACGACAAGTTAGAACGACTACAGAATTTATATTACAATAAAAGCGACACGCCGAACTATGAAAGTATTGAAGATACCCTGCAAGACCTAGCCAACTATGCCATAATAGGACTTATGGTACAAAGAGGGCAATGGGAAGGCGTAGGTGGACCAGGGTTTTCTAAATGAATATGACGTTCTAGTAGCGTCCCTTGCCATTGAGTATCACCGCAAGTACCCAATGATTGAGGCGCTGGATATTCAACAGATATTATGGATGTGGTTCATCACCCATCCCTCAAAATATCAAGAATGGTCAGCCCTAAACAGCAAAGATAAAGACAAACTCATAGCCAAATCCCTCCGCAATGCAGCAATCAAGTATTGCGAAAAGGAAAAGGCTAAAGCAGTTGGCTACGAATTGCTTGACCTGTACTACTACGACTCATCAGTAGTAGAAGCATTTCTACCTAGTATTATTGCAGAGTCATATGAGATACCAGTTAAGATTAAAGACTTAAACTTCAAGTTCAACAAATCAGAACCAAGCAATGACGGCAACAACTGGCTAGTTTTAAGGTCAGATATAGCCAATGCTTTCTTCAAACTAACAGAGGCAAAGCAGAATGTTTTGCGGGTCAGGTTCAGCACAGATAACAGCGAGTGGAGTCTTGTAGCCAAAGACCTAAAGACAACAGTTGACGGTGCCAGGATGAAGGTTCAGCGTGCTGTCAATTCCCTTATTAGAAACCTAGGCGGATGGAGACCGTATCCTGATGAAGATATACAACAAGCAGAGCAGGAAGATGACGGAGAGTAAAGACATCCGTGAGTTGCTTAGGCGGGTGGACTACAGCAAGGCAATGGACTTACGGGATACCCCGATAGGTGACATATGTGTCTGTGGTTGTGAGGTATTTGTAATGTTAGGTGGCTTTATAGATGGCGAAGTATCTTTCTATTTTCTAGACGGTGAGTGTGCATCCTGCGGGAGTATGGTCACGCTACCTACGCCAAAGGAGGAAGACGATGCCTGTCTATGAGTTTACCTGCCCAGCCTGCAATGTGATAGTTGAGCAGGAGTTTTCCGTATACGTAGACCATATAGTCAACTGTGGTGACTGCAATATACGGATGGATAAAAAATTTGCATCTAATCCAGTCCACTTCAAAGGCACTGGTTTCTACAAAACAGGAGGCTAGTATGAGATACGAACTAGTAAGAGTAGGCAAAGTTAGATTGCACCTTATAGCAGGGGCATACAAGCGTATTGCTTTAGGTATAGCAATTAGTAAATGGTCGTTTGATTTAGACATCGGACCATTCTGGGTATCCGTGGAATGGTGGCGTAATGACTCTTGAGCCAATCCGCCAGGTAAATGCAGATGGTAAGCGGGAAAAGATAGCAGCAGCCCACCTTGAGCAGTACTTTCAGGGCTGGAAGTTATACGGAACTCCACGGTTCTACTTTTCAGACTTTCATATCTGCTTACAATGGGGCAATGGCAGAGAGAATTACATAGGAGATTTAGAAGTCAAGTGGCTGAAGACAGACAGCAGCAAGCCAGCCATATTCCCCTTTAATAAACTACAGCAGATGATGATTGCTCCACCGTATACGGATAACGAACATTCCTACCACCGTATCTGCTTCAGATTTGCAGACGGTATTAGTCTGATACCAGCCAGACTATTAGCAGGAACAGAGCCAGTCTTTCATACCAGATGGGATACTCAAGAGCGAGACCTGGTAGTATTCTTTAATGCTAGAGAATACCCAGAGTACTGGCATAACTTGGTGATAAACGAGTAGGTTTCTTTCCAGCCAGGGGAAGGCTGGTAGAAAGCAAAATAGACCCCCTATCTAACTAAGGTAGGGGGTCTATTTGTGTCTGTAATCGCCTTATACGGCGTTTAAAGGGCTACTCAGCACCTTTGCCGAACTCTTTGGCAGATGGGTCTAGCCACTTCAATACTGGTCCAAGGAAGCCAGCCAGTGCTGCAGTCCCAAGAACTTTAAGGTCAGTCTCACCTGCTAGGTATAGTGCGATGGCAGCGGCTGCTGCTGCACGGAACCAGGTAAGCGATACTTGCTTTAGTGTTTCCATTAGATTGCCTTTCGGGTTATCTCAAGGGTATGCACCTTACAACAGGTACATACCGCCTTAGTTTCAGGTAGCACAGTAACACCTTTTGCTACCTTTTTCCTAGGCTTAGGCTGTAGATTTGCTACAACCTGATTGAGAACTGTAGGTTGGTTTAGCCACCAAAACCAAGGGCTAGTGTCACCAGATTTATCAGGATGTATAGAAATATGAAGATGCTTATTATGAGGGTTAGTGCCACTGTAAATCCTATTGCCAGACTTAGCCTTATCCTTTGACCAGATTTTTCCTTGGAAGATAAGATACGTAACGCGTTCATCCTCTTTAAGTTTTTCAAAGATGTCTGCACAATCTATGCCACCTTCAGGGTCGTGGGTGAGGTCTACTGCTAGCCCAGTATTGTGGTCCGAATTGGGATTCTGTTTGCGATGAGCCGCAGAGGGCAATAATCCGTCCGACAACTTCTTGCGCTTCGGAAACAATGCTGTCGCCTGACGTAGCACAGCAATAGCAGCAGGCGTGGCTTTCACGGTTACAGTTTTCATTCATCTCCTTAGTGCGTCTTTCACAAGTTCAGTTAGCAAGTCAACCTTCTCCTCAAGATGATTAACTTTATCTTTAATACTTGAGCCACCATTGGGCTTTAGTTCAGATAGATAGTGTTTAGTTAGATGCTTAACTCCCATTGCTAATGCACCTATGAGAGTTGATAATGCTACGGCTAAACCAACCCAATCAGCAGGATTCATTATACAGTCCTTATCAATATGTCTAAGATTCCACCATAGCCAGAGAAGCCTCTGTCTGGTGAAGTCTGTCTAGTAAATGTAACTTGTTCAATAACTACTTGACGGCTCTCGCCTGTTTGTAAATCCTGCCAGGTTACGACATCACCATTCTGCTCAATGTTCTCTAGTTGTGCTATACGGTCTTTAGCCCGTCCTTCATAGCCAACCATTACATTGTATTTGTCTGTCTCAACATCGTAACAAAAGACAGGAAACTTAATTACCCTCTGACGCGGGGTAGCGATAGTAGCCTTTGCCTGATAGCCTTTAAAGGTAGGACCTTTAGTTCCATCAGTGCCATCTCTATAAAGAATAAACTTATAGGCTATGTATTCTTGTGAACCTGCTGGCTGGCTAGTAGTTACTTCTACTGGGTCAACTGATGAGTCATAACTTATTATGTCATACTCTGTGCCCTCGGCATCTACAGTTTCTAAAGTCATAGAGCCGTAGGTAAACTCACCGCGCCCTATCAGGCGCTTAAAGTTCTTCGGTTCTAGTGTGTTGTATCTGATAAAGCCTGTCTGTAGATAACCATTAGTTACTTTAGTTCCATTTTTTTCTATCCAAATACCATCACCTGTTACTGCAAAAGCAACCCTATCGCTGTTGCCTAAAAAGGCTACGCTTACTGCGGTAGATGTAGCCCCAGTTGCTATTGCGTCAAAAGCAAATGGGAACTGTAGTGTTCCTAAATCATTAGATAAATCAATACGGATTAACCCTGCTTCGCCATCTACTAACCCTGATACATAAGCAAATCTATCTCTAAATGCTACGCCTTTGAAGTCACCTTCAGTAATTATAGGTCCATACTTTATGCTGCCATCATCTTGGACTGCTGCGACTCGGACACCTTTGGTTGTGCAGATAACCATATAAGTACCAAGGTATACATCTATAGCATTGACTACTTCAGTAACAGGAAACTGCGCTATTTCAGTAGGTGTAGACAAAGTAGGAAAACCTAGAGCAGTTGTGCCCGTAGTCAAACCTATCTTAAAAATGGCGCTGTTGGTACGATTCTTGCCAGCGTAATAAATAGCATTAGGTCCTTCACAAATACTAGTCCAAACCCAAGTGCTAGAAGGATGAGTAAAGGTAGCGGTAGGTAGCGCTGTACCTGGAAGGCTAGTAGCAGGGGTTGTATTAGGATTAAGTTCATAGATACCATTTGCTACACCAGCCATTAAGCGTTGCTTGGCAAACTTTACAATAACATTGTTAGTGCCTACTGTGTTGATAACTCCGCTAGATGTAGTAGCGCTGGTAACGCCGACATAGATACCGCTACTGCAAGCAGCAAAATATCTAGTTCCATCTGTAGTTATACTTACAAAAGTATCAGTAGTTTGTGCTGGAGATACAGTATATGTGCTGGTAGTTGCAGTATCGTCTGACATAGTAATCTTTTTTAGAGCGATGCCATCACTAAATACAATACAGTCATTAGTACCATCATCTGTGCCTACAATTACAGGAGTACTGCTAGTAGAATAAGTTTCTAGTGTGTCATTAAGAAGGGTTACCTGGCCTTCTGTCCAGACATCAACACCTTTGCTTTCTGCAAAGCGAGATGTGCCCTCACCTGGAATAAGTGCTGGGTCATAAAAAGTAATGCCAGTCCCCTCGTGAAAGGAAGACTGGCTTCTTATCCACCAACCCGTGAGTGACTGCTCACCAGGTTCAGTCTGATTATCAAACTGTTCTTTCCTATACGGAGCGGTCTGACGGATGTACGGGCGGGCATCAGATATGGCATAGATAAAAGGCATACCACCTAGGGCTGTATCATAGGCAATGTCTGTGTTCTGCCAGATAGAATCAGTAGCAACTACACCTACATCTACAGCAATCGCTCTACTAGAGCGACCTTCGGTAATATCACGACCAGCCACTTATTCTCCTTGCTGTTGTTCCTTAAGTTTTTCTTTTAGTTGCTCGTTAGTCCAGTACATAGCATAGTAATCAAAGTCAACGCTAAAGCGTTTCATATGTTTGACTAGGGCACCAGTATGTGCATACAAAGGTATGCCAGCGCTTTTTAATTTACGGAAAAAGATAATATCTTCACCTACGAAATGGTCATCAACACCATCACCAGTCTCCATAAACATACCCTTGCCAGGGTGTGCTTCACGAAGTTTAGGTATAATAGACTTGTGCATAAAAATAAATCCAAAGCCAGCATTGTCTATCTGGACAACTTCATTGTCAGGAAGCGGATGAATATACTGAATCTGATACTCAGATATGTCATTAAATAAAGCAGGAAAAGGGCGCATAAGCGTGCCCTCATTCTCTTTAGAGATAAAGTAAGTACCACTGACTACTGGTTTGTTAATTTTGTCAGCAGTCTGCCATAACTTTTTCATAGCCTCTGTGTTTAGGACTATGTCTGAATCTACCCAGAGTAGCCAGTCAGTCTTCATCTTGTCAGCCCAATGGTCAAATAGTGCTTGACGCTGTCTGCCAATCTGATTACCTTGGACTCGGATAGTGGTATGTATTGGCATACCGTGTCCTGGTCCTGCTACTAGGGCAGTAGTTAGCCCTTCTGTAAACTTGCCATCGGTGGTGCCATTGTCGCACCAACCGAGGGCGACTGTATCTGTCTTACCTATCATTGTGTCCCCTATTCTTTAGGTATTAAGTCTAGAACAATCTTGGGGGATTGTGC